CAAATAGTGTTCTGTATTTGTTCTGTACAAATAATCTTGTATATTTGTAAGATCTTTAGTTAACTCAACTGTATAAGTGCTAACAACATTAAGTTGTTGTCCTTTGATTTTAATTAAATCTGGGCCGTATGGCAACCAATAGTATTGTTGGAAGTTTACAAACTTATCCCAGTTAATATGCGGATCCCAAGAATAAAATTCTTGGCGATTTAATCTTTCATGGTTAGAAGTGTTACCTCCAAAAATGCTTAACTGATTAATATAATCTTGATAATCTTTAAAAAAGGTTACATTGTCTGCTGTATCTTTGATGACTACCGCTGGCTCTAATTGATAATTTTGTCGTGTTGAATTAATAGCATTAACATAAATGTCTTTGCCAGATGAAGATTTGGCATTCTTTCTACCTATGTATCCGTTAACTTTTTTAGCTGTACCTTTTTGTGCTAACTGATCTAAAGTAGCTTGAATAAATTTTTTATTATCGTTAGTTTGATAATATTTAGGTAGTAAATCTACTACGCTAAAATTATTTGTACCAGATGGATTAGTTTTATCAGACATTAGTTGTTCCGTAAGCTGAGCTTGTTAAATTTTGTGTTGATACTACGTTAGAGATTTGTTTAACTGTACCTGTACTATTAATAATTGTAGGAGTTATTCCTGCTACAATATCAATATTTTCTATTGTTGCGCCGCTAATAAAAATTTCGTCAGGGCCTGCTGTAATTTCAAATAAGCCGCCAAAAGATAACTCTTGGCCAGTTGGCACAATGATAAAGTTTACTATAGCAGGTGAAAGTTGTTGAATTACATAAGACGACATTTCTGTAAAGTAAAATGTATCACCAAAGTCCCAATTACCTAAAGCAAAAAACTTGTTGATTGCCGCTAAAATTTGTGTCTTAACATCGTTGTCAGACATTACTACATTAGAATTAGTAATAACTTTAAATTGTGCTTGTAAATAATTTTCAGCTTTAGGACCAAACAAGACTTTGTACTTGACTGGATGATATATTATTTCATCGCTGATTGATTTAATTAAGTTTAGTTTAGGAGCAATACTATTGTTAAGTTCATCAGTACTTGGCGGCAATGGCATTGTAGTAACTACGTCGTTTAGCCATTGTCTGAAAAGTGTGTCATATCCTTTTGTCAATACAAAGACATCCATTATGTTGCTTACGCCTGGATCAATTCTGTTTGTATCACTAGCATTATGAATATACTGGAATTTTAGATTGTCTCTTCCTAAAAATACTTTATAATCTAAACTTGGAACAGCCGTACTAGTTGCTGAATCTAATCTAGCAACAGTATCTGAATTTATAAAATAGAAATACTGTCCATCAGCATAATTTGAAAATACTAAAGGTTTTGATTGGAGTATAATAACTTTACTATCGGAATTAGAAATGTATCTGTAGTCTTCTTGACCTTGTTCAACTAGATATTTTTCTAAAACAATATATTGCTTTTGTAAAGGAACTAAGTTATCAACGGATACTACAATGTTATCAAATGTTTCTGGATCTTGTAAAATCCCGTCACTTTCATTAAATGTTACAACAATTTTTTTAGTATCTACATATCCGTCTTCACCAATGTATTGGCTAGCAACTTTCCATTTTTGATCTTGTGTAAATGGAACGTTCGTGCCTGGTACTGTATTAACATTTAATACACTGATTGTATCGATTAACAATTTGCCAGATGCCGTGTCGTAAACTCTTTCAGTTGCGTCATAATAAAAACGTAACTGTACATCGCTTTCAAAAATATAACGAAGTTTTCTAGTTGTAATAGTATAATAAACTGTATCGGTTGTAAACATTAACAACCAGCTAGCATCTAGTTTAGCATTAGTAGCATCGCCTTGTTTTGTCAAACTAAAAATTCCTGAAGAATTTAAATTAGCTTGGAAGATAATTTTCCATGACTGGCTGTCAATATCGTAACGCAAACCAAACGGAGTGTTGCTAACAATCAAGTCAATCATTGTAGTCATTACAGAACTATCAATTGTTGTACGCCATACAGGAATAACTCTTACTGCTCGCGCACCGGAAGGAATATTGCCGTTAATACTTACAGGACCTTGGCCTGTTAATAGTACACCTGTAGAGTTTGCTGTTCCATCTCCAATAACTGATACAACATCGACCCAAATATATGTACTAGAATTTGGAGCTGGCGGATTTGTTAAAGGTATTAATTCATTATTATTGTTTCTGTCAAAGCATTGTTGAACACCGTCAATTTCTGGAGCTTCAAACTTAACTAAAGATCCTGGAGCAATATATTTTAAAGCAGTATTAGTAAATGAAGCAACAGGATATGGACGCTTGTCAAATGACGCACCAAAGTAACCTGTGGCATAACCGTTATCAACAGTTGTGTTGAACCAAGAAACATTTAACAATGTAGTATTAATAGTATTAAATTTAGAATAATAAAAATTCTTTAAGTTAGCGTCGGCTAACATTTCATAAACTACATTATAAATTACACCTTGTACATCTGTACGGCTAGCATAAGAAAATTTAGTTTCTGTTTCGTATTCGTCACGATATAAAATGCCATCGTCAGAAAATAAATTTGTTTTGCTGTATTTGCCGCTTGGGTCAATTAAATCAAGATAACGACTGATACCGCTAGCACTTCTATTAACTGCTTTTACTTTAACAATTTCTTGGCTTGTTGATAATGGACTAATATTATAGTCTTCTCCAGTAATCATTCTATTTTGTGTATAGTATGTTTGTGGAGCATTTGATTTTACTGCGTCATTGCTTTCGCTTGGCGAACTATTATCAACACTTGACTGTAATGCTAACGTAATTGTTAACTGTTCAAGTTGACCTAGATTAGAGTAATAAGGAATTGTAAGAGTTACACCGCGAATATCAGCAGGATTAATTGTATATTGTAATCCGTTACTAATTCTATAATAGGATCTAAATGTTCCTAAAGGCAATGTTCCAAATGTACCATCGCTAAATGCCAAACTAATTCTGTCGCCAGCTTTGGTAATAACTTTATAAATGTTCTTAATGTCTTTACTTAAACTATTATAGATAATATTGTTTCCAGCTAAGTTTGGAACTTTTTCCCACAACTCTGCTTCTGCGCCTCTAGTGTCAAGGCGATATAACCATACGTCTGAATCGTTAATATTTGCTGAATCAATATCTACAAGTTCGCTTGTGCTAGGTTGAGAAATTGTAAATTCTCCCTGGCTCATTGTACCTTGTGTAAAGTAAAAGAAAAATCCGGTATTAGCGGCACTTGCGCCTTGACTATCATTTTTATAAACGCAAGCCATGCGGTTACCAACGCTAGGTGTTTCTTCATATATGTAATCTTGATTGGCAAACGTAGTACTTGTAACTTCAAAATCCATTCCTGATCCGTTTACAGTTTTTGTAAATCCGTAAAGAGGAACGTTAGTGTTAGCGGCATTAAAACGATACTGCTCGGTTGGAACATCGTAAATCGTTGCTTTATCGCTAGGATTTCCAAATTGTTGTGTTGCTGGAAATGCCGCATTTAAAACTGTAATAAACTGGTCATACCAGTTAGCGTTAGCGTTGTCGTTCCAAGTAACAACTTGATTTGACAAATCTCTACCATTAGAATCAAGAACTGCTTGTGTTGTTTGAACTGCTGTAAATTTTAATAAACCGTTGGCTGCTTGATTACGTTTAGCATTATAAGAAAGCATACGAGCTAGACGTAATACGCTATCGCGGCGCTCTGCTAGTTCTAAGAAGTTTTCACGAGCATTTAAATCAACACGGAAAGCTATGCTTTGGCCCAAGTATGCTATTAAGTCGATTAGGGCAAGGTATTCACTTGATTCAATGTAATCGTTAAAATCTTCTGGAAAATTTTGGCGTAGATAGTCAATCATGCTTCTACGAATGTTTTCAAAGTCGTAACTTTGGAAGTCCGCATTACGGAAAGACTGGTATACTTTAGTCCAATCTTTAGCTACTAGCAATCTATTTTGTCTATCTGTTGCGCTCATTTTTTATCCCGGTTATCAATATTTATCGAAGTTTAAAATGTACGTATATTATGTAGAAAGCAATCCGTTTTGTTGGTCAAAACGCAATTGCATGCTTTCCTGGATGTTATAAGGCAGAAAAGTTAGCGTACATTCAATTTGTATTCCGCTTTCATAAGTTGTTACAATAACGTTTTTAGCAACTAATCTTGGATCGTAATTTATAATTTCGTTTACATTATTAACGATTGTTTCTTTTAAATCTTCTGTCATTGGCTCAAACAATAAATCCCAAATAACTGTACCAAAGTTAGGATTCATTAAGCGTTCGCCTTTACGTACATGAAAGTGGTTAAGTAAATCTTGTTTGATTAATTCTAAATCGTATAGCATATAGCTTTGCGTGGACTGATTAACTGTACTAAATCCTTTATATGCTTGGGGAATAGGTACTGCTTGAGCAGGCACTTGAGGAATAACGATTCTGTTGTATAAATTAGAAGCCATTATTATTTTCCTTGTTTAAATGTATCATCTGGTGTTGTATATTGTTTCCACTTTGGCGGCACTGGCGCAGTGGATCCAGCTTCTCTGTCTGTTTTAGCAGAAGTAAATGCTACTGGATTTAAATTTTCATGATGCGGATATGGTTCGTGCGTTGGCACTCTTAGCATTATAGATTCTATAACTTTACCAGATTCTTCTGTTGGATTCTTAAACATCTTTAAAGGATCAACAGCTATTGCTTCAACTGTATTCATAAAAACATGAGCGGCTTTTTCAATATGATCGCCGGTTGTTCTAAGATATAAGTTTCCAAGCGAAGTTATTTTAGTATCAGAATTGCTTAACACTTCAACACCTGCTGTGCCTTCTACATGTACTTTGGCTCCTTTTATATTAACATTTCTTACTGCTTCTAAGTTAATATCTCTATCGGCTCTGAGATTTAAATCTGCTTTTGTGTGAACGCTAATGCTATCTTCGGCAAAAATATCAATTTTACCACTGCT